ATTTACCTTGATGGATGCTGTATAGATGAAATGGCAGATATTCCGGAGAGTTTATTTCCGACTGTGCTTAGACCGGCGTTATCTGATCGTAAGGGATGGGCCTTTTTTATAGGTACGCCAAGAGGTCACAATGCTTTTTATGATCTGTATGAAGCCGCTACGACTTCTGATGATTGGTTTACTGCTGTGTATAAGGCTAGTGAGACAGGCATTGTTGATGATGAGGAGCTGGAAGCAGCTCAGACTATGATGAGCCAGGATCAGTTTGCCCAGGAATTTGAATGTTCATGGGTTGCGAATGTACCTGGTTCTATTTTTGGAAAAGAATTACAGGCCGCACAGGAAGCCGGCAGGATTGGCAATGTGCCATATGATCCAACACAAAGGGTTGATACCTGGTGGGATCTTGGTATTGGCGATTCTACAGCTATTTGGTTTACACAGAATGTAGGTAGAGCTGTTCATGTTATTGACTATTATGAAGCGAGGGGTGAAGGCTTACCCCATTATGCTAAAATACTTGCAAATAAAGATTATGTTTTTGGTACTCACAATGCGCCGCATGACATTGAAGTTAGAGAACTCGGAAGCGGCAAGAGTCGCAGGGAGATCTCATATGACCTTGGTATCAATTTTAGAGTTGTTCCAAAGCTACCTATTGAGGATGGTATCCATGCTGCTCAAATGCTTATTACAAGGACTTGGTTTGACCAGGACCGCTGCAAGGTGGGTCTGGAAGCGCT